GGGGTCTCGGTGGTGCGGGGAGTTCAGACCTCCGGACCGTAGTGACATCCTCTACTTACCGTTACTTTCTTAGGGAGGGATGAGCAATGGCTCGCGGAGGCGCACGCAACCGTTCCGGCCCTCGCCCCGACCCCACCTCGGGCCGCTCGGACGTTCTCGGCTACTCCCTACAGGCCCTGCCTGCTGAGGGTTACGACGGACCCATCCCGGATTTCCCGTTGCCGCATCGCGAGGTGCACTACACGACGTTTGAGGACAAGCGCCCGGTCCGCGTCTTCGATGAAGAGGCGACCGATCGAGTTGCCGTCCGCGAGCAGGAGCTCTGGGAGTGGGTCTGGGGCACTCCCCAGGCGTGCGCCTGGGCCATGCCGTCAGAGCAGTGGCGCCACCACACGATCGGCATGTGGGTCCGGACCGCGGTGATCTGCGAGGGCTCCGACGCGACCGCTGCCGACAAGAACTCGCTTCACCGGTTCGCCGATCAGATCGGCATGACCACCGCTGGCCTCGCTGAGATGGGCTGGAAGGTCGCCGTCAATGAGCTTGCGGAGAAGGCCGCCACGCCGACCGCCGAACCGTCCGCGCCTCGAGCCCGCCGGCTGAGGTCAGCTGATGCACAGTGAATCCGTCGGCACGGTCGACTTCCCTACCCTGGGCGACCTGCTAGACGCCTGGACTGAGCGGCACTGCCGGGTGCCCGCTGGCTTCGACCGCGGGAAGCCGTTCCACAAGTATGACTGGCAGTTCTGGGTGACGGCGAACCACTACCGCATCCGCGAGGACGCCAAGTGGATCCCGGAGCGCCCGCTACTCAACCAGGCGTTCACCTACCGCCGGACGCTGATGGTCGGACCGCAGAAGGCACTGGCTCTCGACACCCCTATTGCCACGCCGTCGGGCTGGACGACGATGGGCGCCGTTCAGGTCGGTGACCACGTGTTCGATGAGCGTGGCGAGCCGACGCGAGTTCTATCGAAGTCGCAGGTATGGAACTCAGACACCTACCGGGTGACGTTCTCTGACGGCGCCTCGCTGGTGGCCTGCAAGGACCACGAGTGGTGGGTTGAGCGTCGTACACCGAGCTCGACCTACGTCCCTGACCGTGTCCGTACCGAGGATCTCGTTGGGAACTTGACGGATAAGCATGGGGCTCGACGGTTCCGCGTTCCCAATGCCTGTCCCTTGAGTCTGCCCGATGCCGATCTTCCTATCGACCCGTACACGCTGGGCGCGTGGCTTGGTGACGGCAACTCGGACGACGGCCGACTGACTGGGATCGATCGCGAGGTGTTCCAGCGCATCGAGATGGCTGGCTACGAGGTCCGCCAGATGAAGGTGGCTAAGCGCGTCGCTGTCGTCGGACTCATGCAGCAGCTGCGCGCGCTTGGGGTGCTCAAGAACAAGCACATCCCCGCCCTGTACCTACGCGGCTCCGAGAAACAGCGGTGGGAGCTCCTCCAGGGGCTCATGGACACGGACGGCTACGCGTGCAAGAAGGGGAAGTGCGAGTTCTCAACGACGCTTCCGGCATTGCGTGACGGCATCCTCGAGCTCCTGCGCTCTCTCGGCGTCAAGCCTTTGTGCATCGCGGGACAGGCGACGCTGTACGGCCGCGTGACCGGCCCAAAGTGGCGTGTCACTTTTGCCGCCCGGTCCGACATGCCCATCTTCGGTCTGGAGCGCAAGCAGTCACGCCTAAAGCGGCACGGTCGGGCTCATGCCCAATTCGGTCATCGGCGGATCGTCTCTGTGGACCTGGTCAAGACGGTTCCGACGCAGTGCTTGACCGTCGAGGCAGAGTCGCATGTGTTTCTCGCTGGCTCAGAGATGATTCCGACCTGCAACTCCGGCAAGGGTCCGGATGCGGCCACGGTCACCGCGGCTGAGGCTGTCGGGCCGACCGTGTTCGGCGGCTGGGCGAAGCGCGGCGAGGGCTACGACTGCCGACGTGACGGCGGATGCCCGTGCGGCTGGTACTACGACTACGAGCCGAAGGATCCGAAGGGCATCCGGCATCCGTCGCCGCTGATCCAGCTGACGGCGACCTCGCAGGAGCAGGTGGACAACGTCTACCGCCCGCTGGTGGCGATGATCCACTTGGGCCCGCTCAAGCATGTGCTGAAGCCGCGCGAGAACTTCATCCGGATCATCGGCAACAGCGATGACCCGGACATGGACCGCATCGACGCCGTCACCTCGTCGGCCCTGTCCCGCCTCGGCAACCCGATCTCGTTCGCACTGCAGGATGAGACCGGGACCTACACCAAGGCCAACAAGATGCGGAACGTGGCGGAGACGCAGCGTCGTGGCGCGGCCGGCATGGGCGGCCGCACGATGGAGCACACCAACGCGTGGGATCCGTCGGAGGAGTCGGTAGCGCAGACGACGTGGGAGTCGCAGACCGACGATGTGTTCAAGTTCTACCGTGTGCCACCGACGAAGCTGCGGTTCATGGACAAGCGCGAGCGGCGCAAGCTGTTCGAGTTCGTCTATGAGGGCTCGGAGCACATCACGATCGACAGCATCGAGGCTGAGTGCGCGGAGCTGATGGAGAAGGACCCTGCGCAGGCTGAGCGGTTCTTCGGTAACCGCGTCGTGCAGGGTCACGGGTCGTGGCTACCGGATGGTCTCTGGGAAAGCGCGTGGGCCGGCAAGCGGGCAGAAGCCCTTCTGACGGCGAGCCCTTTGCTTCTCACTCGCTAGGGGGAGTCCACTCCTCCAGCCAGCCAAACCTGTAGTAGTTGTCGTCCGTTGCTTCCTGACTTCTGCCCCGGTGGTAGGCGTCGACTAGGCGAGCCTCGAGCACGCGGCGGAGCGTCTGGTCTTCTCCGGCTAGCTCTCTGGCGGTCCGTTCGAAGTCCATGTAGGCGGCCTTGTCGGCGGCATGCGACCGGGCGCTGGATGCCTCGATCCGCTCCTTCTCCCAATCGCAGACGCGTCCGACGGTTGCCGTGCTGGGATCAACCATGGCCGGATCGTAGTGGGGTGGACAGTGCACTGGTTGCCTTCTCCTCCTGCTGGAACGTCGGTCTGCGGTGGCTTCGATGGCTCGGAGAGCGATGACTGGACCGGCATCCGGCTAGAGACGGCGGCCGGCCTCCAGTTCACACCCCGCTGGCAAGCCACCGGCGAGCCGATGATCTGGAATCCGGCGCAGCACGGCGGCCGAATGCCCCGCCTCCAGGTGCACGACGCCTGGGCGGAGCTCGCGGACACGTTCAAGCTCGAGCGGGTCTACTGCGACCCTGGTTTCAACGATCCGCACGATCCGACGTCCTGGATTTCCGAGATCGAGCTCTGGGATATGACGCACGGTCCCGACGTGTTCGTGTCGTGGCAGATGGGCGGTCAGACCCGCACTAGGGCCGTGCACGCGGCCCTGGTGCGATTCGAGGCCGACTTGAGAAGCGCCCGGCTGAAGCACGACGGCTGCCCGGTCACGGCGGCGCACATCGCCAATGCACGTAAGCTGCCGAAGCCTGGGGACCGTTTCATCCTCGGCAAGCCGTCGCAGCACCAAAAGATCGACCTCGCGGTGACTTCCGCGTTGTGCCATGAGGCTGCAGCGGATGCTCTGACTGCGGGCTGGGGCAAGCAGGCCGACACGTCAGTGTTCGTGTTCGGCCGCGGACGTAGGTGAGGGGGGTTCGTGGCACTAGCCATTGAGGAGTCTCGGACTCTGCGTCGCCTGAACGCTCGGCTGGCGGCTGACCGGAGGGGCACCTCGAAGCTCCCCGGGTTCGACTTGCTCGATCGCTACTACGACGGCGTTCAGGTCCTTCGCCAGCTTGGTCTGGCGGTGCCGGCGGAGCTGCAGGAGTTCGTGACCATCGCCGCATGGCCGGGCACTTACGTCGACGCGATCGGTGAGCGTTGCCGGGGCACGGGGTTCCGTCTCCCGGGCCAACAGTCTGCTGACCCGGATCTGGAGCGTGTCTGGCAGGCGAACGACCTTGATGACGAGGCCCCGCCCGCGCAGACGGACTCGATGGTGTTCGGCCGGGGATATGTGTGCCTAGGAACGAACCCTGACGACGATCAGACGCCTCTGGTGACAGTGGAGTCACCGCTCGAGGTGACACACGAGCAGTCGCCGGCCACCAGGGCGACGACTGCGGCGGCCAGGTTCTACTCGAGCGACCTGCTTGCCAAGCGGGAGTCTCGGGCGACGCTGTACCTGCCCAATTCCACGGTGCATGTGGTGCGCGGCCGCGCCGGCTGGGAAGAGGCGACGGACGAGGGATTCGAGCGCGACGATCACGGCGCTGGCATGGTCATGGTCGAGCCGATGATCAACCGCGGCCGGCCGCATAAGCGGTATGGCCTGTCGCAGATGTCCCGGGTCATCGGATTGACCGACGCCGCAGCCCGGGCCCTGACGCTGGGGCAGGTGGCCACCGAGGTCATGGGCATCCCGCAGCGCACGGCGGCGGGGCTGACGCAGCAGGACTTCAAGGACCCGAAGACCGGCGAGATGCTCACCGAGTGGGAGGCGTATTTCGGAGCGGTCTGGGCGACCGCGAACCCGGACGCCAAGTTCCACCAGTTCACCGCGGCGGACCTGCAGAACTTCAAGACGATCGTCACCATGTACGCCGAGCTCGTCGCCGGGGTGACGGGGCTCCCGTTGCGTTACCTGGGCCAGAATGCGACGAACCCGCCGTCCGCGGACGGCATCCGTGCCGATGAGGCGCGGCTGGTCGCTCAGTGCGAGGCCAAGACGGAGGGCCCGTTCGGCGCGACGTGGGAGCGGACGATGCGCAAGGTCCGCCGCCTGCAGACCGGCGTGGACGATCCGGCCCTGGCGCAGCTGGAGATGTTGTGGCGCGACCCGGCGACTCCGACCCGGGCGCAAGCTGCTGATGCGACGGTCAAGCTGTACCAGGCTGGCATCATCTCCCTGCGTCAGGCACGCCGCGATATGGGGTACACGTCGGTGCAGATCGAGAACATGGAGCGGGACGATGCTGAGGCGGCCTCGGTTGGGGATCCGCAGCTGGATCGTCTGGCCCGTGACCTGATCGAGCTGCCGACGCCGATCAATGCTGCCTGATGCGTCCCGGGACCTGTACCGATCGTTGCAGCGGCTGCAGCTGGTTCTGATCGCGGCTGGACGTCGAGCTTGGTCGGGGATGGGCCCGGACTTCGACCGCGCATGGGCGGAGGTGTCGCCGGGTTTGACGATGGTCACCTCAGCGGCCCAGTTCGCTGCGGTCTCCGCGGCGTCGCGGTACGTCCCCGCGGCGCTGGCGGAGACGAACCAGCGTGATGAGCCAGACGGCCGCGTGCTACCTCAGCGGTTCGCTGGGGTAGCCGCGGATGGCCGGAGCCTGTCGGGGCTCCTGAGCGGCGCTGTGTCCCGATCGAAGGTGGCTTCAGGTCGGGGCCTGTCGCCGACGGCGTCTCTGAACCTCGGTGGTCGCTGGCTGGACATGACGCTGCAGACCGCCGTGACTGATGCCGCCCGTCAGGCGACGCAGGTGGAAGTGGTCAATCGCGACCGGGTGGGATGGGTGCGGCAGATCAATCCGCCGTGCTGCCCCCGATGTGCAGTGTTGGCCGGCAAGTGGTACCGCTCCAACGATATTCTTCCTCGACATCCTCGCTGCGACTGCCTGCTGATTCCCGCAGCAGAGAATGTTGCTGGCGACTTCACCACCGACGTCCGCGAGCTCTACAAGGGCGGCGGTGTCCGCGGCCTGTCGCAGGCGCAGCGGGATGCGGTCGATGGCGGTGCGGACATCGTCAAGGTCTTCAACCAGGACCGGGATCGCTGGCGTGAGCAGATGT